AGTCCAGCTTCGATTGGAATTGATTTGATCAAAGCGACTTGTTCATTTAAAAGATCGCGCGCGAGAGCACCAACATATTCGGTCGCTTTCAATTGATTCTTTAGGGTCGTGCCCAGCTCTTTTGCTTTTTTATCGTAAGCTCTTTTATTCGATCTCTGCACTTGTTCTAAAAGTTTCGCTGACTGCCTCGCTGCCCAAGGCGTGATCAGTTTTGAGTAATCTTCGAGAGCTCTATGCATCTGCGCTTCGTTCTTTAATGAGACACCTTCGACATGCGCTTCCACGATGTGGCCTGAATGCCTCGCGACTTTTCTGAGCGCTTTAAGAAAATCTCTTTCAGCAGTCACTGAGGGTTTAAATTTTCCTTTGATCGTTTTATCAATCGCCATTTACGCTTTCATACCGGAAGAATCCGCGTTTTGTTTTTCCTGTAAGCCTATATTGACTGCCTTCGAAATCGACGAGGTCAACGGGACTAAACCATTTCAAACCAATCGGGAAAGAATAATTAGACGAGGCATCTGGCTTGATCACACACCACGCCACTTGAATCAATTCTTTTTTTATGAAGATTGCTTGGTGCGCGATCTGTCCGTCTGCCGTGGGTGCAATTAACTGCGACATGTCAGTCACCCATAATACTTTTGTAGATTCGTTTTAGAATTGAGTCGCCAGTCTCTTGTCCTTTCGGCATCTCTTTTGGAAACCTCGGCTCTTCGTTCTCGCCGGTTTGCGCGAGTGGCGGATTAGTTTCCATGCCTGTTGATTCTGGCATTGGTGGCTCTTCGCTCTCTGCCTCTGCAATGTGTTCATCAGTAATATTTGAGAAGAGTCCGATGTCAGCTGCCGCTTGCTGAAGTTCTTTCATCCCAACTTCTCTTGGCGCAAGTCCCGCTTCGACAGCTTCGTTGATTGTCTCAACAGTTGTTTTCGCATACGTTGCTTTATCTGTCGCAGACATTTGCCACAACGGTTTGAACTTGAATTTCAAATCAGCCGGCGCCTCGTGGCCGAAAGTAGAGCGCCACATGATTTTCAAAATCAAATCCATAGGTCGTCTGAACTTTGCCTCTTGCTTGGCTTTGATGGAATCGTAATACATGCGAAGATCAGCATCACCCGTTGAGTTCAGACCTGCAGGTGATTGCGAGAACAACCGCACCATAGGAGTATCGCACGCACCACTGATCTGTTGTGAGAACTGCAATAGCATGTCCGACAATCCGGAGAAGCTGTACGCAGTGCTTGCGAAAGTGTCGTTTTTATCTAAAAGCGTTAGGCCCTCGTTCACTTGCATCGAGCGCATCATCTCGAACATTGCGACAAGTCCTTGCTGAGCTTGTCCGCCGGCTGCAATGATTTCTCTAAGTCCATCGATGCCGACAGTTCTTAAATTTGCTCGGTCAATCAATGAGGCCGCAGACATTGTGGCATTGTCGAAAGAAATCAAGCGATCCCAGAGTCTTTCTAAAATAGATTCGCCCCACATCATTTCGGTAATTGCTTGGAAGTAAGGAAGCTCGATGCCGATGTTTCTGAACACGCGCGAGTGATGCACCCTTAGCTGGCCTGTTGCCGTTGCTGATGTTGGATCTGTTTGCGTCGGATTATTTACGATGTCGTAGTATTTTGGCAGCCCGATGTCTGGCCCTGAGTCGATTACATCATAGAGAATCGGGTTAAGCTGCCAACGATCATAGACGGCAATGCCTTGAAATTGATCTTTTGCAATTGTTTCCACGTCTAGCGGCGTACTTAAATCTTGCCCTTCAATTTGAACAATACCAATACATGCGCCGTAAAGCCTGCCCCACTGTTCTGTAAAACAAAGCGAGCGCCAGATGCCGAGCTTTGACATGTCGTTTTCTAAAAGCTCTAAATCATCCTGAGAATCAGACGTCGTGATCTCGATTCCTTCACGAGTCATGTCTTCAGCTACGCAGTCGATAACTTTTCCGACTACCCAGCTGCCTCGGTAAGCCGCCTCGAGCAACAGTCGATTACGCGTCACCAAGTTGAATTCGTAAGTTCCTGCAGAAAGTGCGTTGTCATTATTGATGCCGAGCTTCGATATGAAATTGTCGAAGCCGTCCATCGTTAAGAAATTACTTTTAAGCTGATGAGCTGGGGCACTATCTAGAAAAACTTTTTTAGCTTTGGGAATGCTGTCATTAATTTTAGCTTTTCTTTTTGCTTTAGCCATCTTGTCCCCTTGTTTTCATTCAAGTGGACATTATCTAACAGGCTCAGTCAATATTCTTATTTTAATACTTCCCACTGCTTGATTTTATTGCCAGCCGCGAGAAGTCCAACGATTGCATCGCACATCGCGTCTATGCTGTCGTCATGATCATGAGAATCGTCTGTTGTGAATGATTCGCACTCTGCAATGAAATCATTTGTAAATGCCGCTTCGGATGGCAGGTGCACTTGCCCACATTCGATGTATGGCAAAACGTCTAGAACTCTGGTGACTTTATCGATAATGCGCTCGATTGGTTTAATTGGAATATTAAAAGGAGGCATTTTTAGCGTCTGGATTAAGCCTTTGTCCTCGACGCACATTTCTCTTAGCTGTCCAAATTCTGCTAATGTCCTGCCTTTGCACTTGTTCCAGAAAGTCGCCGCTCGGCGCTGCAGCTCAGGGGCTTCGAATTTTCCTTTTAGCATATCTAATAAATAAATATGCCCATCTTCTCCAACTCCCCACTCTTCAAATACTGAGAAATCGTTCTGCTCTTTTGTTTTCATCGCAGTATCGGCGAATATTTTTCTATATTTTATTTTAGGCAAAACAGAATAATGTTTGAACCATTCTCCTTTGATTAGATTTCCGCCGATGGCCACTGGATTTTGCTGATACTGTGAAGTGAATACATGGCGACTAATTTTTGCGCCAGTCTGGTCTGCGCCATCACCACGCTCCATGGCGAGAAGATTATGGAGTGGTTCTTTATATGGCCAATAGCTGAAGCGTCCGCGTTCGTCTTTTTCTGATTTTTCGATCAGGCTTCTGTATTTTTTAGGCAAAGTGAGAAGATATTCATCGTCAATGACGGCAGGAATTTTTACATACTTCCACTCGCCCTCTAGATTTCCACTTTTGATAAATCCAACAGGATCACTTTCCGCTATTCGTTGCATAATTATAACGATAGGGGTGTCTGGATTTGCTTTCCTGGACTTGACTGTTGTTAGTAATGAACGATTGGCTTTGTCTAGTTCGACCCTGCTAAATGCGTGCTCTGGTTTTATTGGGTCGTCTATTATTAGACAGCCTTGGAATCCAGGCGCCATGTGCCCGCTCGAAATCCAGTGATTTGTCCGCCCATTGAAGTCGCATAAACCCCGCCGGCTGACTGGTCGCCCTCCATAACATTCCATCGTTTTTTCGCTTGTGCATCGTCCGCTAGCTTCATTGGCCACAATGATTGATACTCATCGCTTAGGATAATATTTTTTGCAGTCGATGAATTTAATGAAGCTAGTATGTCCGAGCCAGATAAGTGCAGGAATCTAGCACGCGGATTTAGCGCCAGGCCTCGTGCGATGAGGTTAATCACGACCAGCTCCGTTTTCGATGAGCCGGGCGAAACGTTAATGATTAAATTCTTAGTTTCTCCAGAGATTATTTTATCTACTTCGTCGCAGATATATCTATGGTGCCAGTTTACTTTGAAACTAATTCCGTGCCTGATTTTGAAGAAGTATTGAGAAAAGAATAAGTGGCTAGCTTCACACTCTGCTCGAATTAACTTTAAATCGATTGCATCATAAGTCGCTTCTGATTTTTGCAAGGCGAGCCTTCAGTTCGTCGTCCGCGATAATTGTTACTTGAGATTGTTCGTTAGACTCAACCTTTTGTTCCATTTTGTCAGATTGACCGAGGTATTGTTTTCCTAGCCAGATCAGAAGGGGGACGCTGCCACCCATGGCCATCTCATATTGCTTGCGGCGTATGCTTATTTTCCCATTTCCTCGTTTTATATCGAAATAGTCCGAAAAAGTCATATTTTTTTCACGTTTGCAAGCATTTTCTATAGTATCTTCTGAACAATTAAACCAACATGCAATCTCTCTCAAGGGGCACTGCAGCGCACAGAGTTTATCAAACTGCTCCCAATCGATTACAATTTTAGGTCGGCCCATTTTAGCCATTTAGGTTTTCCTTTTGGAGCGCAGAGCTCGGACTTGCACCGGCTTCCTTCTCGATGGAATCGAGACGACTCGTGTTTTCGTCTTCCTGCGCACGTTTGCCTTTGTACATTCTAACATAGTCTGGGATCGAGTCTACAAACTTAAACTTTTTCTCTAGCTCTTTATCGAAGAAGTATAGGTATTTCATCTGATACCCATCCATCGG